ATCCTCGACAACACTTACAACTGCACTTACTGCGCCGCCCATAATTATTCCCTTTCAGGGCCAAGTTTTAGCAATACGCCTGTATCTCCAGACTGCATTTCTAACATTTGATACCCCATTCCTTCTCTTACTGGATTTTTTTCTTGAAGTCTAAATAAACGCATGTATGAGTTACCTTTGAATGTGGTTTGCAAAACATCCATACCAACATCGTCATACGCCCAACGTGTAAATTCACGGCTACTTGCATAAAGGTTTTCTGCCGTGTCAGCATTTAACGCTCTAAAAATTCCTCTGCGGTTATTGCCCTTGTGAATAATCCACAAAGTGTTGCCTATCTGTCTGAGAACTGTTTTTGGCATGTTTAATTCAGCAAGAATTGCTGTAAATATTGCCGTTGGAGGGTAGTGATTTAATTCTCCAGTTGCCTTAACTTCCTCATTAATTATTTCAATGAGACCAAGTTTTTGTTTTTTGCTGTCTACTATTGCCATGTTAAATTTCCTTTGACCACAGTGCCGCTGAATAAACGTTTCCCATGCCAGCCGCCAAAGACATAATCAATCCGTCTGGAACCTGCGAGTCAGAAGACAAAAATTGCTTGTCCTCTTCCGTTCTGTTCAAAATTGCAGGTATAAAACCCTTGCTTATATCGTCTAGCAAGAGTCCTGTTTCCATTAACCCGCTTGCCGCCAACGTGTGACCAATTCTTTGCTTGTATGACGTTGCCACAAAATCATTAAACACTGATGTGATTGCGTTTTTTTCTGCGGTGTTGTTTGTGACGGTTCCAGTCCCATGGGTTTTGATGATTGACACATCTTTAGGTTTTGACTTTCCATCAAACAAAGCGCCCTCAATTGCACGTTGGTAGCCTTGACCATCTGGACGCTGTCCAAGCGTGTTTCCAAAATCTTCTGCCGACGTGTAAGCCCCCAAAAGTCGAGCTTTTGGTTGAGTGTGTACAGGTTCACGTTCAAAAATTGCGCAAACAGAACCCTGACCTACATTAAATCCAGCATTCACGGAGTCAAAAGCTGAAGGAAGAATGTTTCCCTCGTCTTTTAATAAGAGGCTTGCCTTGGCTTGACCAAAAAATTCAAGAGTTGAATTGTTTACGCCATCTTCAACGCCAACAACAATTATTCTGTCAAACCCATAATTGCGCATAAGATTTTGAACATCCATCAAAACCTTGATGCTTGATGCGCAGGCGCTTGCATCGGTTGACACAAAGTCCGATACACCAAACATGCTTGCCAAACGACCAGCATATATGTTGGTCAAACACACCAATGGAAGCTTGAATTGGTAATGCAGTCTATTTTCATTGGTGTATTCTTTTTTTCCATGAACGCCAGCCCATGATTGAGAACCAGCCGCAAGAATAAATCCCGACTTACCCTTCACAGGATTGTTCTTGACATAGTTGATTAACTCTTCAGTTACAACTTTTCCTGCCATAACATGGGCTGGATAAACCATCCCTGTTTTTACTCTGTCATACGTCTCTGGGAACCAATGCACTCTTTGGGGATATGCGTTGTCTTCAATTACTTCAGTAAATGTAGTAGATGCGGTTTTGTAGTCTACAAGATAAATCATTTTGCATACTCCATTGCCTGCTCAATTGACTCAATGTTTCTTGTTTTATGCTCTTCCAAAAAACTTTGAAGTTCGTTAACAGTTGAGCTTTTTGATTTTTGCAACACATCGTCATCAATCTCATAGATGGAGCCAAAGTACATCATCATCATTAGATGATCCAAGCTATCCAAATCAAGTTCTTCAAACTTGTCCTCCATCGAAGACGCAAAGCATTCTTTGCCAATTGAAGGCTTTGCCAGTTTCACTATTTCGTTGAAAAGTTTTATAAAGTCCATGCCACGTCTCTCTTTTAAGTTGACGCTGGGTTCACTGCGCCCATGAGAGCAGTTGCCCAGTCTTGCCAGTTAAGGAACCCTTCTGCTGAGGGCGCACCTTCGTTTGTAAACACATCAATGGCTTTTAAACCATTAGCCCACTCCTTCCAATCTGTATTTGCACTTGGAATCATCAGTTGTTGCGGAGAGTACAACTCGCACATCAGGCTTGCCCACGACTCAAAAGTATGGTTTCTTGGGTCGTACAGCACTCCAATGTTAGTAGCCACGCACATCTCCAAAGTCAATATTGACAATCACTCTGCCAACCTGATAGTTGCCACCTGACACATTGCTTACAAAGCGCAGGCGAAGCTCTCGACCTTGCTCACGCATGTCTATTTTATTGGTGTCTGGGTCAAAAGGATAGGGGCTACTGATCTGATCTTCTGACTGAGCGTAGGGTCGGCTGATAACGTAAAGATTCATCACGCCGCTTTGAACAAAATCAGGCTCAACACGCTCAATATGTAACCAGCGGTTTTCGCCTACAGGCGACACTTGGGAGGGGCCTCCTGACACCCAGCCCAAGTCGTTGGTCTCAAAGTAGCTCTGAATGCCGTTGGAGTTGACACCGTACACCTGATCTGTGCCAGTCTCGTGCCTCCAAAGGGAGACAAAGTCGCAGGTTAGGTCAACGACACCAGCGAAGATCGTGCTCGGGGAGCCGGGGATCGTTGCCGTGAAGCCATTCCCTATCGTGTAGCCACTGCCCTTGTTGTTGACCACGAGCTTGGTGACAGCGCCCCCAGAGACTGTGAGGGTGAGCGTCGCCCCCGTGCCGGGCCCCCCGACGGCGGAAATATACTGATACACCCCATCCGTGTACCCCGCACCCGCTGACGTGATTGAAGCCGTAAACATCCCCCCAGAAGCGTTAACCACGTTTGAGGAGATCACTGGAAAACGAAACACCTGCGAAAAATACCCCGCTGAACGCTGGGAACCCATTGCCGTACCAGCGTCGTACCAAGTCTTTTCCCTGATGTTGTAGATGATGGCATCGTTGCACTCTGTTGCGTCACCTTTAGGGTAGAACCACCACACCTCACCAAACCGTGGAACCTTGGTCGCCCACACCTTTTGACGCTGGTCGTAGTTCAAATTGTCAAAGAAATAGTTCTGGTTCATGTTGTTCGGAATTTCCTGAACAACACCGTTGTACATGAGGAAGCGGTCAGTTCCAATCCAGTAATAAATACCGTCGTACTCGATCACACACTGTGACGACATGATGGAGGACTGGCTAGAGATGATGTCGTAGCGCCAGTATTGCGGAGGGGTTCCAACGCCACCGATGTAGGACACACGGATCAAGCTGTCAAGGCTCCAAAACAAGCCAGAGGGCGAGTTAGAGCCACCCCTGACGGGTAAGCCCTTGATGATCTTGCCAGCGGCAACGTTGACCTCGTTTGCGTCTGCGCTGTTCCAGTCAGTGGGGTCTCCAGCAGAGCAGTTTTTAATCAAGCCAGCGTTGCCGTACACAAAGACGTAGGGGTGAAGGGCAACCACACCGCCGCTGACCTCGATGAAGGCGTTGGAGGGGTTTGCGCCACCAGTGTCTTTGAGAGGAGCCATGGTGGTTCCCGTGACAGGGCCGTAGAACACGTTGGTGTTAACGGTGTTGTCGATTTGTGCGAGGTTGCGCCCCGGGTGCGCTAGGAGCGAATTCACCCCACCTGCCACGTTAAACAAAGTGTCCAACTGCCACAAATTGTTTACGTTTGTTGAAAAATTGCTCTCAGCCGTACTCACCGCAATTTCAAACCCCGAACTTGCAAAGATTGTTCCAACGTTAAATTGAAATCCCGAGCTTGCGGTAGTGCTTAAAACAGCAAATTGAAACCCATTGCTCGACAAGACAGAGGTCACTGGAATGCTGAATCCACCTGCGCTCCCCAAGGAAGCAACGTTAAATTGGAATCCTGAACTTGCATATGGCGCTGTAAGGATGCTGGTAAAGCCTGAGCTTGTCACCACAGTTGCCACAGGCACTGAGAATCCACTGCTTGCATAAACCGCCACAACAGGGAAAGAAAAACCAGAGCCTGTTCCACCGATATTCGACGCATCGGCGCTCATCAAGTTTCCAGCCGTGTACCCAATGCCTCGATTAACCATAGTGACGGTTGTGACCACGCCGCCATTAACCACAATGTCAGCAGTTGCAAGGCTTCCTGTTCCGCCAATCAACGATACGCCTGTAAAGGTGGCGGCTCCAACCGTAGCAACAGGCACAGAGAAGCCTACACCCGTACCACCAATTAATGATGCCGATACTGACAATGAGTCACCAACAGCGTAGCCAAACCCCTTATTGACAATTGTTACGACTGTTACAGAACCACCAGCGACTGTTACGTCAGCAGTTGCATTTGCGCCACTTCCTGTCAAGCTTGTAACAGCCACGCCTGCATAGGTTCCGTTTGTGTAGGTGTTACCACCAGCAATTACACCAAGGGTTGCTATGCCATTGCCCGTGTACCCAGACCCCGCATTGATGGTTCCAATGGTGTTAATTCCGCTACCAATGTACTGCGCAAGGCAAGACATGGCGTTTGCCACAGCGTAGTTGTTTCCCTTGTTCGTAATGGTGATTGCGGTTACCACATTACCAGCAACAGTGATTTGCGCTGTTGCGCCTGTGCCTGCACCACCTGTCAGGGGAACGTTTGTCCAAACACCGTTGGTGTAGTTCGAGCCTGCTGTGATGGCTCCAAAGCTTCCAATACCGTTGGTGTTTCCACCAATCGAGGATGCGGCAAACGATAGGGTATCTCCTACGGTATAGCCAACACCACGACTACTGATTGCAAAAGCTGTAACAGCACCAACGGTAACGGTGATGCTGGCGGTGGCAAACTTACCTGTGCCTCCAGTTAAAGCAACGTTTGAGTAACTTCCGTCAGGGTAGTTGGAGCCAGCGGTTGTGATGACGTTTGAGTTGACACCGTTGCCGATGTAGGAGGCGGCGCAGGTGAGGGTGTCTCCGACGGTGTACCCCGTCCCGGGGCTGGTGAGCACAATCCCCACCACCGTATTTCCTGATACCGTGATAGTCCCCACCGCTCCAGCGCCCGTACCACCCGTAATTGGCACACTCGCAAAGCTTCCGTCCGTGTACAAACTACCACCAACCAACGCAGTACCGCTTCCAATTCCGTTTGTCACGCCAGCAAAGGCGGCGGTAAGGTTGTCCCCTACAGCGTAATTAACACCAGCGTCAACCAAAGTCACGTTTGATACAACGCCACCAGTGATGGTCACATTTGCAGTAGCACCAGAACCTGTGCCACCAGTCAAAGCTGTGTTTCTAAAAATTCCAAGCCCTGAGAGCGTGGTGGACGTTACTGTCTGTGATTTGTTTACGTTATATGAGCCAGTTCCGCCATAGAGCTTATAGGTCAATCCAGTTGGCGTACCTGCTGTGGTGACCACCGCCGCACCACTTAGCGTGGTCAGCTTAAATGTGGTTGTGCCATTGGTCTCAGAAATCAAATAAGACGTAGGGTTTACATATCCAGTGATGCTTCCAGTACCACCATAGACCCCACTGATGGTGACCGTATTGCCAACCGCCAAGGTAGTAGATGTGCAACTAAACCCACCAGTTATTCCTGTTATTACCACGGTGGCGAGGGTTGCAGTGGGAGTTCCGTATGAAGAGATTGTGGTATCCGCTGAAACGTTAGTTCCAGTGATTGTTTGACCAAGCACATACGATCCACCAGACACTGATGTGATGTTCATCACAGTGCCTGCAATTGTTCCATTTCCAGTTGCGCTAGTTGAGCTTGTATAAAACCCTCCACCCGTGATTCCGCCAAGGGAGCCAATGATGCCGTTCTTCTTGCCAATGTCGTCAGCAGGAACGCTCAAGATGTCGCCTGCGGCATAGCCAAGTCCATCGTTAGTCAGGACAACTTGCGTCACAGAGCCTGTGGTCACTGAATTTACTTGGCATTGAAATCCAGAAGATGCGCTTACTGATGCAGGCGTTGCTTGGAACCCTGAACCTGATCCGCCAAGGTTTGTGTTGCTTGCTGTCAATGTGTTTGCAATTGCATAGCCAATTCCTGCATACGAAATTGAGCAAGCCACAACAGCGCCGCCAGAGATAGTGATGGTTGCCAAAGCCAAAGAACCCGTTCCAACCACGTTGGTCAATGGCACGTTGGTATAGATTCCATCAACGTACCCAGACCCAATTGCTGTTACCGAAATGGTGGCAATGCCGTTACCAATGGTCGCCGCACTTGCTGAAAGAACGTCGTTGGCGGCGTAGTTATTGCCCCCGTAAACCATGGTTACATCAATGACGTTACCGCCAGACACTGTAATGATGGCAGTTGCACCACTACCAGAGCCGCCAGTAAGTGGGACATTGGCAAAACTTCCGTTGGTGTAGCTTGAGCCACTGACAATGTTGTACACATAGTCGATTGAATTGGTTCCAACAGTAACAGTTCCTTTGGCTCCAGAACCTGTCCCGCCAGTGAATGAAACGTTTGTGTAAGTGCCAGAGGTGTAGTATTGACCACCAACTAATCCGCCGTAGGAGCTAATGATTCCGCTACCGCCGCCAATAAAGTTGCTGGAGCATGTCAGAACATCTCCTACGGTGTAACCAATACCTGAATTTACAATAGCAACACTTGTTACCGTATTACCAGAAACAGTTATGTTTGCGGTGGCTCCTGAACCCACTCCACCAGATATAGGCGATCCTGTTCCATAAGTCAGAGGAACAGCCAAGTAGCTTCCGTTGCCGTACAAAGTACCGCCAACCAAAGAGGTGGTTGTTTTGATACCATTTCCGATGGATGCTGGCGCTACGGAAAGCGAGTCAAGATACAAATATCCATTGCCAGCACTAACCAATGTAACTGCCGTCACGGTGTTACCTGTAACAGTAATGTCGGCTGTTGCGCCAGTTCCAATTCCAGTGATTGATGTTAGAGGAATGTTTTTGTATGCGCCATTGGTGTAATTTGTACCGCCAGCAATAATTGCAGACAAGGTCAAAATCTTGCCGCCAAAGGAAAAGTCGCTGGTCGCTGAACCTACGCCAACGTTGTTCAAGGCAACAACTTGCAGACCACTTTCAAATCCGCTGTAGATGCGGCTCAAGCCAGAGGTTGAGTCTTGAAAAATGCCCCGTGAGGGGCCAGCCAATTCGTCGGTGATCTGCGAGTACCCAAGCATCTTTCTAGGTCGTCCACGTTGAAACCTGACCCATTGACCGTCGGTGTAAAACGTTTTGTCAAAGACAGTGCCATCCCGCTGGATGCCGGGTTGCGTGTCGAGGGCAAATACTTTTTCGGTCATTAGAACGTACCCCCACTAATGCCGCCAATAAACGTACCCGTCCCATTTACAACAATACCGTTCACCGTCACCGATAGTCGCTGTGTACCAATTACCGAGAACGCCAAGGTGTTCGTGGTGTAGAACATACCAGTGTTTGTTTGCGCAAGAAAGTTAATTGCAGGCGATGCGGCTGTTCCTGAGATCAACGAAATGGCTGTTGCACCAATCTGCGTGGTGTTAGCGTTGTAAAAGTTCACGCCATCACAAATTACCGTCACCTGAGAAGACGGAGGAACAACCACGCTAGTGCCTGTTGCGGTCTTAACGGTCAACGTGTTTCCGCCTGCGGAGGTTTGGTTACTGATGACGTACAAGTTCACCACAGGGGGGTAAACAATTATGACCGACGCAGACAATGTTCCAGTGATCTCTTGAATGGTGTTTGAGGCTTCACTGGCGGTTAAGGTGTATGTACCTGCGGCTACCGCATACGACAAGGCGGAGAAAGAGAAGTTGGTTCCCTGACCGTAGCCAATGGTGATGTAGTCAGTTCCAGTACAGACAATAAACGCTGAATCGCTTGGTTGGAAGAGCTTGCTTGTACTTCCATCCAGAAGTTGACCACCAGACGTGTTGATTGTAAGTGTGCCTGTACCAGCATTGCGCACTAATACAAACCAGTTGTCCAAAACAGTAGACACCAAAGGAAGCGTTACCGTTCCTGCTCCTCCAGTCCAGATATGCAATTGCGCACGGTCTGAAGAGACAAAAGTATCTAAGTCTGCAATATAAGACGATGGATGGCTTTGATTCAGTGTCGTTGATTGAGCAACCAAGCCAGCGCCAGCAAGGGTAGCCGCATCCGAGGATGAAGTTCCTGTACCAAAGGCAATGATGCCCCATGTGCCTGCGGTTGTGGCGTTGGTCGTGACGTAGATGTACTGAGCCTGACCAGCGGCAACGGAGATGATTGTGTTGCCAGCGTAGTCAACCACGGTGAACGTGTTGGCTCCAACGTTGCGGATCAGGGCATCTGTACCAACCGAGGTCTGGTTGGCGGGAGGCATGATCAGCTTGAGGCTTCCTGCGGATGCCGTGATCTGCATGATCCGTGCGGCGTAGTCAACGTTTGGCTCACTGTTGATGGGCCACTGCAACTGGGTGTCAGCAGAAATTGTGTATTGTGCGTAACTTACGTCAGTTGGTTGAACGACGTTACCGCTGAAGGGGCTATTAAAACTCATGAGTCCACCGCCAATGCTTGTCTATCGGCAACACGAAGCTTGTCCTCGACCATCAATGCTTGCATGATGCCTTGGTACTGCTGTTGCCATATTGGAATCCTGCTGTCGTTCTTGAGGAACGGCATGGCTTGCAAAAGTGAGCCATACAGCAGGGCTTGAGGAGCGTATTGCGTAAACCAGTTGACTTGATTGGTCGAGTCTAAGGGTTGCACACGCTCGTAATAAATCACCTCAAAGGTGTATGCAGATGCAGGAGTTGGAACAACTAACCAGTGGGTGTAGTCGTAGTCGCAGTAGAACTTGGGGACATCCGTGGCGGTGGAGTCAGGCCAATACTCACGCATGTACTCGTACCTGCGAAGCAAAATGGGCTGGCGACTACCTGCAACCGTCACGTTCATTGACACTGTTTTATGCCACCGTGCAGGCTTATCAATAACTGGAGAACTTGCCACCAGTGTGCTGGTGTTGACAATCAGGTTTCCAAGGAATTTGATCTGGCTGGCAATGGTCTGCTCCGCCAACATGACAAACAAGGGAATCTTGTCAATAGTAGCGGCATCGGTGCGCTCCAGATATGACTGAATGTTTTCGACCAACGAGTCGTAGGTCATTACCGATGCAGTTGTCATTCTGAGACTCCTTTTTAACCAACATTACGCTCGAAATGGGGGCAATCGACTAGCGATTTGAAGTTCCCGCCCCAGCGATTTTTGGGGTTTAAAGTCTCCCAGTAAGCACCCAGTGGCGCAAGGATGCTCTTGTCCCATATTATCTGCCCATCCTTGAAGAAATTCAAGTCGATGGCGCATCGTTTCAGGTGAATTGAGTTAAGGGTCTTGGATCGACCCGTTTTTACGTAGATAGCTTGTTGTTCAGGGGTACGGGCAAGTTCGCCGCCAGTGACCAAAAAACCCTGTTCCGTGGAATATTGGATCAGTTTGCACATGTCCAACAAGAATGCGGCTTGTTCTGTGTTTAAGCTCATTTCTTCCTCATTTCTGCAAGCTTCTCGACGGTTCGACCCGCAAAATAGGCCCCCATAATTAACTGTCCCCAATTTCCCAGCAAAGTTACGTAGGACTCGTTTGCGTTGTATCCAAAGGCGCTCATCATGGCAAACAGGAAATACCCCGCAAAGATGGCTATGAGGCTCATGGGGCGGATGTTCTTGGACAGCCAAGAGTCAGATGACATATCTGCCTGCCATCGGTCTGTGATGTTGTCTGCGTCGTTCTGAGCGGCTTTTGCCAGCAAGTCCAACTCAGCCAACTCCATCTTGGCTTTTTCAATACCAAGCTCCAGCAACCGCTCCTCATGGTCAAACTGAAGCTGTCGTAGCTTGGAGATATCTTCAGGGCTTGGGTTGTCGGAAATCTTCACGCCAAGGGTGTTCTCTACCACTTCCTTGCCCTTGGCTTGGATGGCAGAAGACAGTAGCCCTAACCCGTTTTGGGCAAGGCTACCAAGTAAGGATGCGACGATAGGTATCATTTTTTTACCCCCATTTTTTCACGTTCTTCCAGCAACCTGACTTTGACTTGCAATTCGTTGATATGCAACATCAAATTCTCTTTCATTGCGGCTCGTCGTTCAGCCGAAATTGGGCTATCTGTTGGGACACCCTCTTTTGTAATCAATGCAGGCATAGCACCTTCGATTCGTGTCAGGCGGGTGGAGAAGTCATTGACTTGACCCAAGAGCCAAGCAAGGGATGCCACGATGATAGGGATGACCGCTTTTAATACATCTGCCCAATTCATTTTTTCTCCTTCTCTTCTAAGTTCTTTAACAGCTTTTCAATCCTAGCCTCGTTGCGTTCTGATTGTTTTTGCACTTTCAAAATATCAAAGTACATCAACGCCATTAATGGAAGCAACAAGCAAAAGAAAATCATTAACAAGGCGACTACAGCTACGTATCCCGATTGAGATGAATGGCGTACATCAATGCCCAAATCTCGAAAATTATCACCAGAACTGCTCCAAAGATCAGAGCGTCGTCTTGTAATTTGTCGATCATTTGTTGACGTTTCCATTTTCTTTTCCGCTCTGCTATCACCTCTTGTTTAATTTCTTCTTCATGCTTTCTTGCAAGTCTGGCAAACTCTGCTTCGTATCTTGACCAAACCGCACCCAACGCTGGGTCTGTGTGGTAAATCAAATACTCCCTCATCTCAACTGCCTGCCGCTCAAGCTCGATTTGGTTAAACACATTCTCTAGTGCCTGAGCCTTGAGCGATTTTTCTTTTGGTGGGTCAAGTTCTTGGCGCTTGACTTCTTTCTTGACTTCTTCATGCGCTTCAAAGAACTGCCCAATAAATCCTGAAATCTCCTTTGTTACTTTGTAGAGGTCAGAGCCTGTGGCTTTGGCATCCTTATACAGAGCGATGCCTTGCTTGATACCAGCAATGGCAGTAAGAGCCAGCGTGATCGGTTCGATTTCATAGCCCCAGAAGCTTCATCACGAACTGGGCGGCAACGCCGGGGCCGAGCAACACCGCTAGGATCACCACATACAAGAGGTACTCAATCCTATTCATGCGCTTTGTACCCTCGTCAAACCGAGCCTGAATCCCCTCGTACCTACTTGCGCAGATCGCTTCGTGGACGCTTAGTCGCTTATCAGTCTCAGTAACAAGTTCTTGAATTTCTGCCATATTTAACTTTCTACAACCTCTTCAATCTTTTCGATTGCTTCAACAGGTTGCGCTTTCAAAGATTCTTTGAGCATGTTGAAAAACGTATCCCTACCAACCGTGAGTTGATCAAGATTGAATCGTGCTGAAGCAACCTTTCGCTCTAGATCAACAACGTGATCCAAGATTGCCCTTTGTTGCTCGTTTAGCTTTTCAACGTCGTACTCGATACCATCAATCATGAGTTGGGGTTTTGTGTTGTTGCCCATTTCATTTCCTTTTAGTTTGCCGTCATCAAAGGCTGACGGCTTGCCTTTTAGAAAAACATTAAGAAGTTGCTTGTGCCTCCAGAAACAAAAATCCAACCTGTGTTGTTACCTGCATCAAAGTTTGTTCCGCTTGTTGCAATAAATGATGCTCCACCAGTTGCGTTGGAATCTTTAATTGTGAGGTAAAGTACGGTGTTTGTACCGCTTAAATCTGATAGCGTTGCTTGCACACCCGCTGTTGTGCTTTCCAAAGACTTTGAATTTGTGCCAGATGTAACAAAACTTCCAACGGTGCTAGTTACTCCATCTTTAAGTTGGAGCGTTCCGTTTGTCATGGTTAGCGCCCGAGTTGAACCAAGCGTTAAAGCATCTTGACACGCCCAAGTACCACCAACACCATTAAACGTAATAGGAAAATCCATTGTCTTCGTGTTTGAAGTTATGGTTTTTGTCCCACTTGTTGCGCCAAACGTCAAGACATTTAAAGAGGCAGTCAGTGTCATCGTTGCTGAAAGCGTCAAGTTTCCATAAATTATGTTAGAAGTTGAATGCTGAGCTAATGTTCCAGCATAACCAGTAAAGTTTACATTTCTTGCTGTGTAGCTGGATAGTGTTAAAAACGTCAGCGCATAAGTTCCACCCGTAAAGTTATAACTGATGGAATTGGCTTCTGATAATGCGCCTGTGGTCACAGTAATAGCAGTTGAACCAACACTTGTTACATTAACTACTTGAGTACCTGTTGTAGTCAGTCCTGTAACTGTTCCAGTATTCCACACAGTACCTGTACCAGTACAAGTAATATTTCCTGTACCAAATGCAATGGTTCTAGTGTTTGAGTTGTTACATGTAAAT